CCAGATGAATCATGATTGAAGTGATATTAATATGTTAAATCAGATAGTTAAGGTTATGCGGTTTTTCTATGGGGCATCGGTGGGGCATTTTGAGTAAATGATGCGTTCAAAATGCCCACCTGGTCATGGTTATTCTCGGTCATCCATTTACCGTAAACCGTGAATAGCATTTGCGCTGACGAATGGCCCATCTGGTGCGCAACGAAATTTGGGTTCGCTCCGGCGACCAGTGCCCAGCACGCATATGTGTTCCTGGTTTCATAAGACCGTCTTTGTCGGACGCCTGCACGACGCAGGGCAGTGCGCCAGGCTGAATTAATGGATCCGGGGACGTAGCACATCGTCTTCTTACCGTTCATTGAAGTAATGGACGGCGAGAATATAAAGGTGCATTCATCGGTTCTCTTTTTTTTGTATTCCCGTAGGCTGACGCTTACCTTGTGGGATGCCATCATTCTGGTCAGTGGCATTTGCGCCTTGAGTGCATCAATTGCTGGCTGGGTCAGCTGTATTGTTCGAATCCCGGCGTTGGTTTTTGGCAGGGTGAAGTTTCCCTTCAGGGAATAGTTACGTGACACTGTAACAGTCCAGTTGACAGTATCCACATCCTCCCAGGATAACGCGCTTAGTTCGCCATGCCTGACGCCTGTATTTACCGCAAAGATAACCATATTCTGAAACTGTAGCGTTGGGCAGGCCGCAACCACTCTCTGATACTCATCAGAAGTAAGAGGATCTGGAATGGGTCTTTCTTTTGCGAGAGGGGTAATACCTGCCATCAGATCGGTTTTCAGGTAGCCACTTTTGAAAGCAAAGCCCAGCATCCCGCCAAGGCATGCCATATAGCTATTGACTGTAGGAACGCTTCTTCCCTTTTTGGGGGGATGATTTAGGCCATGTCTGGTCTTCTGCCAGCCGTTCAGTAGCTCCTTCCTGGCACTAAGGATATCTTCAGTGTTCAGGCTGCCGATATACCTGTGCTCACCAATTGTTTCGATAGTGGTTGTGAGGTGGCAATCGTAACGCCTCAACGTCCCGAGGCTAAGCTCCATCTCTTTAAGCCCAAGCCATTTCGATTTCAGTTCAAGTAGTGAGATTTGCTTTCTGACAGTGCTGAATTTCTCTGCGTTCGATGAATCAGGGAATTGCGAGGCATAATTGAATGTGCCTGTCTTTATCGCAAAGCAGACTGAAGCCCGAAGTTCGCCTGCCATTTTCCTGTTTTTTGGCGTGTCAGGAACGCCGAGATTTTCCCTGACACGCTTCCCCTGATATATGAACCATATGCGTAACGATTCGCCATGAACCTCTACGCCTGTTGGGTATGCTGCCATAATAATTCCTCGTTTGATGTGCCAAAGGACATTTAAGCAGATATTCTCCGGCGTTTCGCTGGGCTTTGGTGCTCGATCCAGTGATTTATCTCATCGCGGTTATACATGATTGGGCTGTTTTGCTTAGGTGCCATATCAGGGGCAACATGGCGATAATGCTTCCCCTCCATCCAGGTAGACCGGCGGGCATGCTGAATCATGTGCTTTGACATGCCGGTTGTCGCAGTTAAAAGTTCCTCTGTGACCCATTTATTCGGTACCAGCTGAATAATGTCGCTCATGGTTTTCTCCAGGCAAAAAGAAGCCGCCCGTAGGCGGCAATAACATCAAGGGATGTGAGGCAGTGCTTTCGCACCCAATAGCCAGCTCATAACTGGCTATCAGTTGCGTCAACGCAATAAGCCAAGGTCGTAGTTGAGGTTCTCAAGGCATTCTCGGTCCTGCTCGAAGCAGTAATCCCACAACTCCTGATCGTGCCATTCCCGAACCAGTTGCCATTTCCAGCCACCGTCATGCTTCACTCGGCGGACTTTTCGCTTAACTATGGCGTCCTGGTCGAAAATCACTCCCCAACCTGAACCAATGCCATTGCGTAGCACATCCAGATCAACCTCGATAACGCGGAAAAGCTTCGGTAGCTTCGGTAACTCTTCAATGCGCATAGCATCTCCTTACGCCGCGCGCTGGGCGCGCAGATTCTTCAGGTGTTCTGCTGTTTCGATTTCTTCAGCGATCCGCGCGGCCTGTGCTTTGGTCAGCGGCTCGAATTCGTGCTGAAAGCGGCCCATGCTGGCGATGCAGGTGCGACCGTTGCGGATGTAGTGGATGACTTCGTGGGTAGCGCGGAGGATTTTGCATGGCGCGCCGTGGGGATCGGCGTACCAGGTATTAGGCTGTATTATCCTGAACATTGGCTGACTCCTGCATCATGAGGAAGACAATCATTGCGGCACGAAGTGGGTTATCGTTAAAGCTATATGCATCGTTGGGATAAAAAGCCTCAGCCCCCCAACCGCCTCTTTT